GCATTATGCACACCTCTTAATCCGGAAACTTTGGCTTATCGGCCAATCGGCTTGCTAACTTGATCGTTAGTGCTGGTGTTTCCGCCACCTGTAATAATAAATATCACTGGTGGATAACCTCTACCAGACACAGGTAAACCTATGCCTGTCGTTACTAAGTTACAGAAGTCTACGTATAAGTCCTACGAGTACGGCGGGTGTTGTTCATACCCCGCTGCAAGTTCGTCGGACATATCGTATAACGCTATTATTGAGATGAAACTCAATAGAGCTAAAGATAGGAGGCCTAAGCCCCAAATCTTACAAACAAGCCCAACCACACAGACCTTAGCCTATGAATCCCGGCAGGAGACCGCGGTTATTGCCACGTCACGCCTTTTGGGATGTACGGTTGGTTGGCCGCCTAATGTGTGTAAATCGTCCTACCGCATGGTGACCAGAACTCTGGTTCCACCTGTGTTGGACATTGCTCCCCTTCCATTCGATATGGATGGATACAATAGGCGATTGATCGATAAGATCAATGATGCGATGCTGGATTTATCCGGTACTATCGCTGAGATGGATGAAGTTGCCGGCCTCTTCTGGTCCCTTTTGGGGATTATCGATGAAGTCAGGTATTGCATGCGTCATGTGACGAGCAAGAGGTGTAGGAAACATTTTAAGAGCTTTCTTGCTTGCGCTGGTTTATCAATCACCAGCAAAAGTGGTACAGCTCCCAAGTGTATAGCTAACAACCTCCTCGCCTTAAACTTCGGACTTAAACCGCTCGCTTCTACACTTTATGATATAGTGCAGGAGATAAATGAGGGTGATGGTAACCGCTTCGTGGACTTCTCTTTTCAGATGGGTGCCACAAAAGAGGGCCGATCTCCAACTTATTCGTGGATGAAAAATACCACTTGGAGTATAAAAGGTCATCTTGCGTTAAGGCCGTCCCCCTCGGGCCTTCTCAGTGTTGGGAATCCCCTTGAATGGGTATGGGAACGAGTCCCGTTCTCCTTTGTAGTTGACTGGATGGTTCCTATAGGCTATCAGATCGCTTCTTTAGAAGCCCTGCAAAGCCTTGCATCGGTTACAGGCACTATTTCTGAAAAGGTGACTGTAGTCGGGAATTATGATCCAAACCCTTGGCCTTCTGGCTATAGGGTCGAGAAGATGGGGAGTTTTTCCTATCGTTCTCATCAACGGAAGTTAGCGTACGTGCCAGGCATGCCTGACTTGTTTCAGTATAAACCGTCAAGTAGTTGTGCCAGTCTACTCAATGCGTTAGCTTTAATCGTTCAACGCCGGTTCTAAGAACCTTCACATGGGAATTTCATTCCATGGCTGCCGCATCTGATATAATTATCAACGATGGACAGAGCACTCCGGTTGCCCACACCTTTACACCGTTCAGTAAAGACGGTTCTATGGTTGTATGGCTGGAGCGGACCACTGCGCACACGTCTGCGGGGTTTTACCCCTTGACTGTTTCGCAATCATCGCCAAACGGAAAAAGCCCGGTTGTCCGGACAAAGATTACTTTGGCACTTCCACTGGAAGCTTATAATAGCTCCACAGGTATATACTCCTATACCGATACGTCGCGCGTTATCCTCGACGTACTAATGCCGGTCTCAATGGTCGCAGCTGGTAGAGCTGATGTTTATGCCTACCTTAAAAACCTGATGGCTCACGCCACCATAGAAGCTACGATTAAAGACCTCTCACCTCCTTATTAATGGGTGCGTTATGGCAACTATTGCTGCTTCGGTTTTCACCGAGTTGCAAAAATGCGAAAACGAAGGTTTAGTACTTGAGTCTAACTTCGCGCTCGCTCTTTGTGAGGTGATTAATTCGCCTCATGCCCTAGCTATTTCGCTAGCGATCCGTTATGATCACAACCTGCTTAAAGAGTTGAAACTTGACTCCGCAGCATACTGTGATGGTCTACTCGACAACCTCAATCTGCCCCATATATTCCCGGGGCCTGATAGGTTTAGAGGCGATCGTTTGCTTACTCGAATGCTCGTTAAGAGCTCTAGTCTGCATACCGGTATCGATGTCGACACGGTGGCGTTACAGACGTTTACGGAGATTGAACGTGTTAATTTAACAAGAAAACACGTCCCTCTGTGGGCGCCTTGGATGCGTCAACTACGCCGACAGGTATCCTTCATCCTTTATGGAGAAGACGAAGACAAAAACGTAGGTGACCCTGAGGTCCTTGAGAAGATCCTGAATTTCGGAGGCTTCTCGCCGGGAGGCTCGGCAGGCTTGAAGTCTGCCGCGTCCATTTTATTTAATAAATTGAGGTTTTTCTCAACGATAAGTCCCGAGTTACGTCCTTTCGCTGACGTTATTAAAGGCGATAATTGGTGTGCTGAAAACCCTGTGGTTGAGGTTATACCAAGCGTAACAATACAATGTGTACCGAAAAATGCGTTTACCTCTCGCACGATTGCCTCTATGCCTTCGCTAAATATGTTTTTACAGCTCGGGCTTGGCAGGTATCTAGAGGAGAGGTTACGCGTCAACGGATGCGATATTCGTGACCAGTCGCGGAATCAAAACCTAGCGTCTAGGGCCTATGATTTGGGCCTTGCGACGATTGACTTAGAGTCCGCATCATCCTGGTTTACCGAACGGAACTTAGAAGAAATTCTACCAGTCGATCTGATGCATCTAGTGGACCTTTTGAGGCCGCATAGATATCGTTTCGACAAGGAGTCCGCCGAAGTAGGCCGCGAGTTCTTGAACTGGGCCCCTATGGGTACCGGTTACACCTTTACGCTGATGTCGATGTACTTCCTGGCTCTGGTACGAACTGTTGTGCCAGTGTCTTCCTGGGACTTGTGCGGAGTGTACGGCGATGATCTAATATTGCCGTCCAAGTACGCCCAATGTCTTATCGATCGCCTTGAATTTTTAGGTTTCAAGGTGAACACATCGAAGAGCTACCTTTCTGGTGCGTTCTTCGAATCTTGCGGTCGCGAATTCTTTTGCGGCCATGATGTCACCCCTTTCTATATTAGAAGGGGCGGCGTAGGATCGAGCGGAGACTCACAAAGTCCCATTGAATACCGCGTCTTGCTCGCGAATAAGCTATGGAGGTGGTGTATAATACCCATCTCTGGCCTTTGCGATAGACGTTTCCGGTATATATGGACCTCTTTAATCAAGAAGGTTCCGCCTCAGTACAAAAATCCTGTGCCTTATGAGTTGGGTGATGTGGGTTTATTCTCCTCACTTGATGAAACCACCTTACGTCGGTCTAAGAAGTATACCGGCTTCGGGTGGGAAGACATTTATGATGTGGCCGTATGGAAGGTCAAGCCTGTCGAACAGACTAGCGAAGACTCATTTCCATGTTTGGCTGCGTTGTGCAAGCCTTACGATCCCGGGGTGGTGTTTACATCCACTCCGGAGAAGTTTGGGCCTAAATGGAAGCCTCGAAGCGCCGTGTTTTCACGCGGCTCTGAACCTGTAAAGGGTCTCTTCGGACTCCCAGTCCTAAAAAGGACAATAGCAAGATTTCCTTTCGGCTTATCTTGGGCATAGCGGGTTTTCCGCATAATGCACTCTACATCTTGTAGAGCACCGGAC